AAATTCTATGATAGATGGTGTTCTTGTTGATTGCAAGAGTGCTTCTTCCTCCAGCTTTCAAAAGTTTAAGACTAACAACTTATTGGAGGAAGATCCCTTCGGTTACATTGCACAGATATCAGCTTATGCAGAAGCCAATGGTGTAGATGAAGCTGCATTTCTAGCAATAGATAAATCTACTGGAGAGATATGCCTTAGTAAAGTACATTCTATGGAGATGATCAATGCCAAGGAAAGAGTTAAACACCTTAAACAAATGGTTGAGAGAGACTCGATACCTGATAGGTGTTATAGTCCTGTACCTGATGGTAAGTCTGGTAATCTTAAGCTACCCTTTGGTTGTGTTTATTGTGGTCATAAAAGAGAGTGTTGGTCAGATGTTAATCAAGGGAAAGGTATCAGGGTCTTTCAATATGCAAAAGGTAAACGATATCTGGTGCAGGTTGGTAAAGAGCCTGATGTTCAAGAAGTAACTAATTGGTAATGCATTGGAAGTATGCCAAGAAACCTGATCTAACACAGTTTGGGTTTGTCTATTGTATTACCAATACTAAAACTGGTAAGGCTTATATAGGTTGTAAGCAGTACTACAACTATCGTAAATATAAAAAGAAAACCAAGAAGACTGAATCTAATTGGAAAACTTATATGGGTTCAAGCAAACATCTTATTGAAGATATTAATAAGATAGGTAAGAAACATTTTAAGTTTGAGATTATTGCAGAGTTTAAAAACAAAAGGAGTCTAAGATATTATGAGTGTTACTATCAAATGAAGTATAATGTTTTAGCTTCTGTATTGGAGGGAACAGATAAACCAGCCTTCTACAATAACTATGTAGGAGGTAAGTTCTATAGACCTGTTCAAGAGTATGACCACGTTTGATATTAGTACATCATTACAATCTTTATATGATTTAACAGATAAAAATTCTGATAAAAGTTTGTATCTTGCAGTTGTAATACAAGCTTTATTAGATGTATCTAAACCTAAATTAAATGGAGAAAGTAATGATATAAAGTTACAGAGAGATCAAGCTCATGCATGGTTCTTTACTTCAGTAGGAGTTACCTGCGAAGACTTTAAAACAATATGTCATTGTGCTGGACTAGAGCCAGAAAAAGTTAGATCGTTTGCTTATGAAGTTGTAAACAAAGGGGATGTGGAAAATGTTAGAAGAAAACTTAGCTCACTTATCTACTAAAGACAATCCTTTAGATACTCAAGTTGGTGGTAATCATTATAAGGGATGTGGTATTCAACCAGTAGAGTATATTCATGCAAATAATCTTGACTACCTAGAAGGAAATGTGATAAAATATATTACTCGACATCGTACCAAGGGTGAAGGTAAAAAGGATATTGAGAAAGCAATACACTATGCACAGTTAATATTGCAGATGCACTATCCAGAGGAAGGAGAACAACAAGAATTATTTAACGACTTAATAGGGGAAAGGGGTAGGCATGTTCAAATCAAATAGAAATCCACAATTCAGATCTAAATTTAGTGAAGATATATTTTATACCAAGTATTCTCATGAAGGTGCTGAGACATTTCATGAACTGGCTTGTACATTAGTTGAGGATGTATGTCAGGATAAGCTATCAAAGGATGATAAAGAAGCTCTGATAGATCATATATCTAATCTTAGATTTATTCCCGGTGGCCGTTACCTTTACTATGCAGGTAGAGATAAGAAGTTCTTTAATAACTGCTACCTACTTAAAGCAGAAGAAGATACTAGAGAGGATTGGGCTGACCTATCTTGGAAGTCTGAGTCTTGTCTTATGACAGGTGGTGGTATTGGTATAGATTATTCTGTCTATAGACCTGAAGGACAAACCCTCAAGGGTACTGGTGGTATATCCAGTGGCCCTATACCTAAGATGCAGATGATTAACTCTATAGGACAGAAGGTTATGCAAGGTGGTAGTCGTAGGTCTGCTATCTATGCTTCTCTTAATTGGCAACACGATGATGTAGATAAGTTTCTTAAAGCTAAGAACTGGTTTGATATGCCTGTTGGTAATACAGGTAAAACTCTGTTTGATATTAAGCAGGATGATTTTAATTTCCCTGCACCACTAGATATGACAAACATATCTGTAAACTATGATACCGAATGGTTGTTAAACTATTGGGAGAAAGGAGAGATAGGAGATGTCTTTAGGACTAATGTACATCAAGCTCTTAGAACTGCTGAACCGGGGTTCTCGTTTAACTTCTTCGAGAAAGAAAACGAAACACTCAGGAATGCCTGTACTGAAGTCACCAGTGAGGATGACTCTGACGTATGTAATCTTGGTAGTCTTAACTTTGCTCGTATTGATGACCTTAACCAGTTGCAGGAAGTTGTCCAACTTGCCACACAATTTCTACTGTGTGGAACCCTTAGAGCAACTCTCCCCTACGAAAAGGTGTATCAAGTTCGAGATAGAAATAGACGTTTAGGTTTAGGTTTGATGGGGCTACATGAGTGGTTAATACAACGTGGTCATAGGTATGAGACTACATCAGAACTTCATAGGTGGTTTAAAGTATATGAAGCTGAGAGTGATAAGGTAGCTCGTAGCTTTGCTAATCAACTAAACATATCTGTACCTGTTGCTGTTAGGGCTGTAGCACCTACAGGGACGATAGGTATTCTTGCTGGTACATCAACTGGTGTTGAACCTATCTTTGCTGTAGCCTATAAACGTAGGTATCTCAAGAACAAGAGGTGGCACTACCAGTATGTTGTTGATAGTGCTGCTCAAGAAATGATAGAACTATATGGTGTTAATCCTGAAAGCATTGACTCTGCTCTTGATCTAGCTACTGACTATGAGAGAAGATTAAACTTTCAAGCCAACGTACAAGAGTATGTAGATATGTCTATCTCCAGTACAATAAACCTACAATCATGGGGTACTGAAGATAACAACGAAGATAAAGTAGAAGACTTTGCTCAGACTCTGGCTAAGTATGCTCATAGACTAAGAGGATTTACCTGCTATCCAGATGGATGTAGAGGTGGTCAGCCTCTAACAAGGGTTCCTTATACTGAAGCTAGTGAGAAATTAGGTGAAGAGTTTGAAGATAATATACAGGCTCATGACATATGTGAGATCAGCAATGCAGGTGGAACTTGTGGAGTTTAAAAAAAAGACTTGACAAAAACCACAAAGTGTAGTATAATATATGTATGGAATGCCAATGGTGGGTTCCATAATATCTTGCTGAAAAGGAGAAAACTATGAATGTAAGACTCGAAGGTAATTGGTCGTTCAGACTTCCCCCCTCACTGGAAGACTTCCATAAGAGGGCTATAGGTTATGACAGGTTACTGGCTAGAATAATGGATAGACAATCTGATAGTGCTAGTCAAGACAAGTATCCCCCACATAATCTTATTGAAGTCTCAGATACGGAGTTCAGACTTGAGTTAGCTTTGGCTGGCTTTACAGAAGATGAAGTTAAAGTTGTTCAAGAAGAACAGAGATTAACCATTAGTGGAAACAATTCTGCTAAAGAAGAAGAGGAGAACATTTTACATAAGGGCATAGCAAGTCGGGCATTTACAAAAACATTTGATCTTGCTGAGAATATAGAAGTTACGGAAGCATCGTTTAAAAATGGGATGGTTATCATCAAGCTGAAACGAAATATTCCAGAAGATAAAATGCCAAGACTTATTGAATTTACGTAAGAGATTAGGGAGGGCATGATGTGTGTCCTCCCTTTTTACAGGAGATACCAATGAAAAAAAGAGAAAGAATATATAAAATATTTATAGGGTATGATCCTAAAGAGAGAGTAGCTGCTATAGTACTTGATCACCTCTTGAGGAGAGATACACCAGAGACTGTTGATATAACCTTCCTTGATAAGGAGAAGTTAGAACGTGCTGGTTTATTATATAGACCCTATCAAATGATTAATGGACAGATGATTGACACAAAAGATCAACGTCCTTTTTCTACACAGTTTAGCTTTAGTCGTTTTCTTATACCAGCCCTAATGCTTTGGGATGGATGGGCTTTGTATATGGATTGTGATATGTTTCCAAGAACAGACATAACAGAATTGTTTAAAGAGTATGATGATCCTGACCTACCCCTCTATTGTGTCAAGCATAAGTATGAACCTACTGCTGAATACAAGATGGATAATCAGAAACAATGCACCTATCCTAAAAAGAATTGGTCAAGCCTTATGCTGTTTAACTGTGGACATGAATTAAATAAAGAGCTTACTCCTATGGTTGTTAATAGTCAGAGTGGTTCATACCTACACCAGTTTAAATGGTTGCCTAACAGAGATAGTCTTATTGGTTCTATACATGAAGAATGGAATTGGCTGGATGGTCATTCACCAGAGGACGTAGAAGCAAAGAACGTACACTTCACAACAGGTGGCCCTTGGTTTAAAGAGTGGCAATGCAAGAGAGCAAAGGATGGAGAGTATGCTGCCGAATGGAATATGGACTACAGCAATATAGCTTTATTTAGATCAAAGAAAGATTCAATAGATGAAATATAATATCGTAACAGT